GCTTGCCGCTTCTTTCCGTGCTTCTTCAAAAGCCGCAGTATCTACCGCCGAAGCCGATGCACTTTGGATAGCGTTGAAAGAGTTGAGAACAAGATTCAACGCCTTATTCATGCTTTTCAGTGCAGGTGACATTCTATCATTTATGCTGATTGATGCCTTTATTGCCCCATAAGTATCACCTACCTTTTACGAGGTTTCTTAACCTTTTTCTGTTCTTTTTTGTCATGCTCAACCTTGATATCTATGGCAGCAATAACGAATGCCTTTTCCCTAGTGGACAGCGAAGCAAAGTCTGACGGCTTCCAATGGAATTTGTGCAGACAATAATAGGCGTAGTTGCATTCCGCATCTGCGCCGTCAATTAGTTTTTTGCTTCATCCACCAAATCATTGATATCTTCGGATTCAGATGCGCCGGTGACGATTTCCGTCAGCTTGTCGAACTCTTCTTTGTAAAGCATAGTGCGGAGTAACTGTTCTGCACCCATTACACCGTAAGAGTTCTGCAGTGCTGCGTCCTTCAAATCCGGATATACAACAGATGCAGCAGCAAGTTTCACAAGATATGCGTTGCCGTCAAAATCATTCGTGTACGCATTTTTCTTGCCCGGAATCTGCACTCTGCGAGTACAATCCTTGCGAAGTGCTTCATCTTCCCCGGCACCAAGAGAACGGATTTCCCACTCAACGGGATTGCCTTTCTCGTCCTTAAAGCGGTCACTGATTACTACCTTCAAATTCTGTTTCTTTTCAACGTTTTCTGCTAAGAAAAAAGATAAATTTCCCATATCATATCCTCACTTTCTATGATTCCCCCACAATAAGGGAAGAAAAGCACCGGAGGTCGTGCCTTGTCGGGTACGTTGCCCTATTCTTCCCAAGATAATATCTTTTACTGCATTCCTGCTAACGGATTGAACTTCTCCGGCATATCCCAATCATCGAAGGTTCCTTCGATTTCTTCATCGAGATAGTCCGCTTCAACATCGATCTTAGACAAAACACCGCCGTTGATAAGGCAGCCTTTGTAAACGATTGTCTGCGAACCGGCTGCCGTTGCGGAATCTTCATTTGTTGTCTGAATCTCCATCGGCGGCATATAACCGGTCTTTTTGTATTCGAGAAGAATTTCTCTGAAAATCGAAGTGTTGTAGTGCGTTGTTGCACTCCATTTACCTGTCCATCCGGCCGGCTTGTTTCCCTTGCCGGTCTTTCCTAAGATCGGAACTTCGACCGAGTTGACTTCCATGTTGCCTTCAAAATTGATAAGCTGCATGAAAAGGTATCTTCTGCCGTCAATAGTCACATAAGCACTCGCAAGGGAACCACTAACAGCATCTAAAGCATTCATCATTGCGTCCATGTTTCACCGCTCCTTTCTCAACCTACGACAACGCTCATGTATAATTTCTCAATTGCGTTTACGACTGTAATTGCATCAGAAACAACAACAGACTTCTTTGTGTCTCCGAGTTCAACAACAACGCTTTCGGAATCGAAGTCCTCAATAGCACGAATCTGCGCAAGTCCTTCGTGATGCTTCACGATATCAGCCCACAAGGAAATTCTTCCGGCCTTGTCGTTCGGAATCTTTCCGAGATACTTGTTGTTGAAAAGATTTGCGATATCCATAGCAATCTGATCGATTACACGGATTGTCTGATTCGACTTGAAATCCTCGCCTTTTTCTGCCGTAGTGGTTACAAGGGAGTTGATATCCGTAAGAACACGAACATCATCACCTACACGATGGAAGGTGAACTCGCCGTTTCTGATAGCCGTTTCAAGCTGCGCTTTGGTGTAATTGGTTGCAATCTCATACTCGCCGTTGTAGACACGGTTTGTCAGAGAAGCATTCACTGCACATCCGGCAATCGCACCGGTTGTCCAATACACTGCGTCAGCACTGTTCTTCACATTAACAACACCCTCATAGTCTGCAGCATTGTTGAATACTACAAGCTGATACTTGATGCCGTTTGCATCACGCTGATCCCTGCACTCCTGCACGTAAAGGTCCTGAATTGCGCTCTCGGTAGATGCACAACCCATAGCATTGAACGTGTAGCTTTCTGCCGCATCAAGGAATGCGGAATGCTCTGCCGCAGTAACACCGGTTCCGTCAAGGCCCGCACCGGTAAGTGCTTCCTTTGCGGATTCTGCAAGTGTGGCAAGAGTCCACTTAACCCAACCGTTATCATCAGCCTGCAGTTCTTCAAGCGTCTTTACAGTGTTGCTATAAACAACGCTTGTGCCTGCATAGATATTCACATCAAACGTGCCTGCTTCTGCACCGGTCAAAATCTCGGTCGATAAAGATGCGCCGAAAGAACCCTTATACAATGCTTCTGCTACGCCGTTAGATGCCTTTGCACCGCCGTTCATCAGCTTGTAGCAGTAAAGTACGGTTGCATTCTTGAAAAGGTCACGTAATTTCTTCGCATCCTCGGAATCGTAAGCGAATCCGAACAGCTTCAAGCAGTTCTTACGGAAATCATCACCGGTCACGGTAAAGATTGCACCATCAACGCCCCACTTCAACGGAAGTGCCATTGCAACAAATCCACGCTCGCCAAGATTAGCGGATGCGGATGCCGCAGACACGAAGTTGATGTAAGAACCCGGAAGCACTTTGTTCTGTGTTACGAATGTTCCACCACCTAACATAATTCAATCATCCTTTCTTCTTCATAATGTCCGAAATGAGTTTGTCAGCTTCCTCGAAGCTATAAACCCCGTCCGGCTTGATTACCACTCTTGCAGCACGGTTGTTATACTTGTCCATGCGCAAAAGCTGTTCACCTTTATACTTCTGCACCGCTTCGGTGCGTTCGGTATCATTCTTTTTTGCCATTGCTTCAATCTCCCTTCGTTCCGATGTTCTCGGTGAGCGTTTCCATTGCTTCCTCAGTCACTACCCGATTCAGCATCACGGGATATGTCACTGATACATGAAGAACATCATCGACAATATCCATATCAATCGAACGGCAACGGACGATATCACCGTTCGTCAGTGTGAGATATTCCAAACCGTCAAGCATCTGTTCACCGACACGCATTTTTTCTTCATTGCCGCCCTCTGTGAAGTGGGCAATGTCAAACGGATATCTGCGCTCTTTTCGGTTGCCGAGCAATGGATTTGTGATAACCGGAAGCGACTTAACAAAAAAGCAAGGCTCTTGCAAACCCTGCTTCACGTTCTCGGTATAAATTTCATAACCATCACCAAACAAATCATTCAGTTTGATGCAAACGCCGTCTAATATATCAAGTATCATTGAATATTTCCCTCAACTTTTCAGTAAGTCTTTTTTCGAGTAGCTTCGGAGCAAGATTCTGTACTTCCTGCTCGGATATGGTAAGCATGAACCTTCCGGGAACCCATGCGCTTTTCAATGTCTTTCCGATCTGCGGAACGAACCGCCCCGGCTGTTGCCGATGGCCGTACTCAACATACGAAGCGTATTCAGTAGCATTCACAACCTCAACCACGTACTCATTGCCGTGTTTTTCGATTGGGTTCACTGTCCAATTACGCCGTAATGTGCCGCCGGTCATTCCTTCGTTGTAGCTGAACGTTCTTCCGTCCTTTGTTTCGTATGAAATAGCTTCATACTCACCGACCGGAGTTCGCTTTCTAACTCTACGAAGTAACCGTTGTGCGAGTTCCTTTGCCATCTGCTCACAGAACTCGTCAGAATACACTTGCTCTAGCTTCTGCAGGTTTTCGCTCAACTTCTGCAGTTCGGAAAAATCGCATTTGCCCCATCTTCTGCCCATGTCACGCCCATCCTTCAAACAGTTTCAGTGTGATTTCCTGATGCGTGGCATAGATTTTCGGTTCGGATGAATGTTCATACTCGGTTGTTACACCGTTCTGCGTGACCGTGATTTTGCTGCCCTTCTTAATCGTCACATCCGGAGAAATGAATAATTTCGTTTCCTGCACCACGGAAGCTACGTTATCATCACCCGTCACCGGTGACGAACTGAACGACAATCTGCATGGCTGCGCTGTGAGTACTGGAGTTTCAACGAATACAGTCTTTTTCGTTACTGCGTCACGTTCCTGCCTATACTCGGTCACAACACACTCGCCGTCATACATCTTTTCAAGCACCCTGCGGAATCTCGCAATTGTTTTCGGACTTATAATCATTCACCACACCATCTTTCTAAATCGCATGAAATCATCAGAATAATAATTCGTCATGTTGCTAACAATCGCATCGAACTGCTGTCCTACGCTTGCGCTTTCATCGAGTGTTATTGTTGTGTCACCCATCTTCACGCTTTTAACCACGCTTTCAATCAGTTCGTCCGGCAACTGCCCCGTTCCCTTCTTCAAGGCAAGGAACTCGGCACATATAGCGTCAATAGTGGCAAACTTCGATTCTTCCGGAATTTCCGAACTATTTATCACGTTTTTGATGTGCGTCTCTGCCTTGTCCTTTGCAAAGTTCAGTGCAAATGTGTCGGATGCTTCGTTGAATTTATACCCGAACGTTTCAAGCCGGGATGTAATATCTTCGATAGTAATGCTCATGTTTTTCACCTCATTAAAAGGAGCCGCCCAAAAGAACGGCTCCCTTCACTTCATTCATTAACCGCGGGAAACAATCTGTGCGATTGCAATAGCCTTGTCCGGAATTGCTTCCTTGCCGTCATTGATTACAACCCAGTTAGTACCGGTTGCAAGGTCAGCGTTGGAAGCAGATTCGGTAATGCTTGCCGGCTTCTCGAAGGAAATACCGTCAACACCACAGATGAAACGATCACGCACATACAGAGTGTCCTGACCGCCGTTCGTCTTTGCATCACGGCTCATTTCATATGGTACTGCATCACCGATATCATCAAGGATGATTGCACCCTCACCGAGTACATAAGTGGTGTACTTGGTGTAGCCGTCACCTGCACCGCTTGCGCTCTCAGCAACTACCTCGGTCGGCATTTCATCGTCAATCAGGACGGTTCTGCCGTTCCAAGTACCAATTGCAAGATCACGGGTAATGCCGTCTGCATCGGTGTAAGTGAGGTACTTCAACAGCTTCAAGTTTTCGAGATTGGTTGCAACCTCGGAGTGCATAACAACAAGTTTGAAGATTGCCTTATTGTCACCACACGCCTTCTGAATTGCCTTGTTGAGAGTAGCTGCACCAACTAAGCCGCCATCAGCTTCACCGGTGATGTCGTAAGTGTGCTTGTCGATGAAGGTCTTGTTTGCCTTCTCACCTGCAGTGCTACCGGTTGTTTTCATGGAGAATACACCCTTCAAGATAGCAAGCAGAATAGTCTGCTTTACTTCCTGCTTGTAGTCTGCGATCTGTGCTGCAACGTTGTCCATGAAGTCAACGCCTGCAGTGATGTTCTTTGCGAAACTTCTTTCGGTCCATCCGTCCATACGGGATGCAGTAACAAAGCCCTGATCGAAAGTGGTTGTCGTGCTTGCTACGATGTCAGTACCGCCGTTGTTGTTCTGAGAAGTAGAACCGGAGATTCTGCCGAAGTACGGCACTCTTGCATACAGAGAACCGGTCTGACTAGAAAGCGCTGCACGTGCCTGCTCATTGGAGCCAACTGCACCGGACTTTGCGAGTTCGTTTTTCTTTACGTTCGGAATACGCTTAACGTATGCGCCAAACGCCTGCGGATTGAATGTCTTAGAATCAAATCTTGCCATAATAATCACCTTTTACCTTTCTTGTTTTTTAATCAATTTTTGCATCCGGATTTGCAGCCATATATGCCGCAAGTTCGGAATATGTCATTTTGGAAGTATCAACACCGCTTCCCGGATTGTCCTTCCCTTTGCCCGGAACCATGCCTTTTACATTCGGCGTGGATGAACCGAACAGCATACTCGAATCCTCTGCCTTTGTGAGTGCTTCAATCTGTTCTGTCAGGCCCTTTGTTGTGCCATCTTCAAGGACTTCCACGTTTTCAAGTTTGAGCAGTGCTTTGATGGCCTTTGCATTCTTTCCATGTGCCGCTGCGATAGCATTATCAACAGCATTATCAAGCCGAAGCTGTTTCAGATCCGCATCGTACTTCTCTGCAGCTGCTTTATTGGCTGCCTGCAAATCTTCAATCTGCTTTTTCAACGCTTCATTGTCACCGGAAGATGCTTTCAACGTTTCAATCTGTCCGTCACGCTCTTTCACAAGTGCTTCCGCATTCTTCTTCGCTTCATTCACTTCGTTAAAACGCTCTTTCGGAACATAGCCCTTCAGTTCCTCTGCGGACATATCCGCAAGTTTCTGTGCAAGTTCCTCTGTTACTCCTGCCGCCGTAAAATCTTCTTTCTTCATTGTTCTTTTCCTCTCTTTCTTCAAAAACATTGTTTTACGTGGTTCAGTCCACGAATTTTCGTCTTTGCAGTTACCGTCCGAAATACCAAAGTGACGAAATATAAAAAACGCCCCCGGAAGGACGCTTTATATCAGAGAAATAAAAAAGGACTTCAAAAAGTCCGTTAATAAAGTGCTTCTATACCGTGCTTCGTGATGAACTCACGGTGCTTGTGTTTGATCTGTGTTGCATATTCAAGTGCGGCGTGCATATCCCCGTTGCACTGTGCATCAGGAATCCGTTGTACCGCCTTTGCTGTTGCTTCACTTAATGCAATTGCCGCCATGACATTTTCAATGACGATAATCTCATTCTGCCGTCTTGCCGCTTCTTTCTTGTCCCGTTCGCTCTCCTGCTTCTCAATCTTGCGTTTGAGCCGCCAAAGGAAGAAACTTGTGATAGCTGTCGGAACTCCCAACGCCAACAAGAACGCCCATATAAGAGTTGCCGTATCAATTACTATATCCATTGCCATCCCCTCTGTAATGTCCGTATTTACTCTGTTACCGCTTCCCATCCCTGCGGATAGTCACTCGGTTTCCATGTGTTGTTGTCGATGGTGGAACGGTACACAATTCCGTTATCGGTGCAACACTCGCCCTTCATGTAAGGACTTGTGGAAATAGCAACGAACGGTAAAGCGTGTTCCGGGTTTTTACTCCAAACAAATCCCCACTGTGCCGGAAGTTCTTCCGGTTCTGCCGTGAATACCGTGCTGTCATACTTCTGCAACAGCTTCACAACTCGTCCGGCTGTGGACTTACATACAAATCCAATCGGACGGTCAAGCATGTTCATCTTTTCAACCGCCTTTGCAAAATCGGGAATATAGCCTGCTTCCGCATTCAGCTCTGTGCCGCTCATGGTGTCCGCTTTCTCCTGCAACGTTTGCGCAATCAATCGTCCTGTTCGTTTCAGTGTTTCATATACAAGTTCTGCATTTGTCATACCTCATTCACCCCCTCTACAATTGCATTTGCCATTGAATCAATCTGTGCTTCCAATTCAGCGATTCTTTCCGCATCGGACTTCGGTGGTTCAGTCCATTCAGGATTTACAACAACCTCACCGTCGAGATAGAGGTATTTTCCATGCACAAAATCCGCTGGAAGAACTTCAACATCTACCACAGTACAAATAGGTTCTTCTGCTCCTGTAATAGAATTTTGGTTTTCATCAATAACATAAGATAGGGTATTACCTGTTTCATCTTCAAGTTTCCACTTGTGGACAATAACTCCATTCAGTACATCTCTTTCCTCCCATGCACCAAAACTAATGGAACTTGCAGAATCAAAAATTTCATTGTTGCTTGTTACTAATATTTTCATAATCTCCTCCTATATTTCGTGGTCATATCTACCATCTTTATTCATTGTTGCTGCATGTTTAAGTGGTAAAGAATAGTTACTTGAAACCAAAATTCCAGTATTTGTCTTTGTCCAAGTTATACCATCTGTAGAATACTGTAATTTCATATTAGCAGTACCCGAACCTAAATCTAATGATACAAACCTATCTTTGAAGAACATTGCCCCTGTCACAACATCAACACTCGCCCATGTTTTAGAAGTCAAAGTTGTCAGAGTAAGTGGCGTACCATCAGTTGACTTATAATAACCTGTGTTACCATAAACAATAAAATTGCCATTTCCGTATACTACATTGTAAGACTTAAAATTAGATGCAGTAATTATTTTCGTTAGAGAACCGCCGTTTTCTCCGTTATCCACCCAATAACGAAAATCAGAAGATGCGCTCATGACACAAGTAACTAGATACCCGTTTCCGTATATCATAGTACCATTTGACGAAGTATCACCAGTACCTGCCAAAGCATTTGCTATATTCGTAGTATTCGGAAGAGAAAATGCTTGCAAATATGAAGTTGTTGAGGAACTACTGTTTTTCTGTAAAGAGAACCACTTGTTATAAGCACCATCTAACCAAAAGGTAGCGTAATTATTAGAACTGAACGTAGTCCAAGTCTTACCATCTGTAGAATATGCTTTGTATTTTGTTCTTCCTGATGCAAAGAAATAACCATTGTAATAGGTTATCCTAGAAACATCTTGCCCGATACTGTATTTCGTCCATGTTTCACCATCATCTTCTGATAAATAACAGTAGTCCGTACCATCATTTGCGTGGTCATACATGAGAATTTTACCATCACCATAAATCAAAGCTTCTGAGCCTGTTGAGGTTATCCATTGACTACAAGGCGTTACTTCCCAATTAACACCATCAAAAGTCTTATACATATTTCTAAGAGTATAATCATCACTAGAAGCCATTGATGTGAACATTAAATAGGTGTCATCACAGAGCAGTTCTGCAATCTTACCATTTGCATCAACGTAAAACGTACAAGGAAGAAGTTCAGCAATCTTGCTATTTTCGTCAACGTAAAACTTAGCATTTTCAACTTCTACTACCTTCTTATCATTACCTACAAGAAACATAAACTCACCTCTATTTCTTTACATGAATATAAGTTCCAATAGGAAACGTAGATGCATCTCCTACCGTAGGTTTCGTATCAACAATAACATGATTAGTCATATGAGCTGTAGAGAAAGCCGTACTTGCCGGAGCAGCTACATCACCCTTGAACGTACCGGCGGTGATGGTAGAAGCAGATTGATTGTGTGAGGATGCCGCCGCTCCAATATTCGCAGGAGTTACAGTCTGCCAAGTGTTATCATTACGCAGGAAAACCTTGTTGCTCGCTGTCTGCGTAGTGGGTACATGATTGCCGTGTGACGCATTCGCTTTACCGTTCCAAGTGCTTCGCTCCGTGGATGTAACATGACTTGTGGTGTCTGCAAGATGCGCTATTAAACTCTTGATAGCCTTTGCAATCTTACCGAATGCAACACTCAACTTTTCACCGGATGTTAGTTCTGCATTGGAACCTGCCACCGTGTAAGTCGGCGTTTGATTGTTTGTACTCACATTTGGTACATTTCCCAGTCCCACATCTGATGCACTGTGCGTGTGATTACTCGGCGGCATGGTGGACGGAAAATCTTCAATGTCAGACACGCTATGCTTATGATCGCCCGTCACATAATAGTCTGCAGGCTTACCACCTAAATTCTCCGCATTACCTACCGTCTGCGTTCCGTCTTTGTACTCCTGCATGACACGGTCAATCACATCCATATTGTCGTTTTGGTCTGTAACATTGTAAAAATCATTTTCATCAGGCTTCTTCAAGCCGAAATTCGTTGTTGTTTTCATTGTTTCACTTCCCTCGCTCGTTCGTCTCTGAATCAGTACGATTCATAATGCCTACATTGGTTACAATCTGCTATCTCTTACGCAGATAATACTGTCTGTTGTACTTCTTCACTAAATAACCGCTTTTGTCATGTGTGAAATAATGACCGGTGATTCTGTAATCAAAATACCGGTAAAATAATCGTTTCAACCATTTCCACATACGCTCTCCCTTCTTTGTGGTATACAACAACTCCACATATGGAATCTGTAAATCCCACATACGGACTTTATGTAGTCCACAAATCCGCTGTTTTCCGTTTTTTTGCATAATAAAAGGACATTTCTGCGAATCTTCCGTAAAAAATGCCCTTAAATCCTCATTTATTCAGTTTTTGCATGAAAAAAGCACCTTAACCTCTGTTAAAGTGCTTTACTGCTCCATTTTTTTGTGTTCACATTTCCCACCGCATAATATTTTACCGGGTTTGCCGTTTTGATATATGACACAATCCGTGGTGCTATCACTATGCACATAGATACACCCTTTACAATCCAAATCATCATTATCAATCAACTGCATTTCGCCCTTTTTGGATTCAAATTTTTCATTCATCTACAATCACCCTCATGAAAACATCATACTGCAGGTCACCAAACTTATCGGCATACGATTCAATCTTTTCAACAGCGAACCGTGTACCACATTGCAAAAGAAATTCTTTCTCATCAGGTGCGGCCGATAAATCACCCAAATATACGCCCTTCGCCCCTTTTGGAACATCAATATACATTTGGATGCCGCCACCGAATCCACCGTGCAAATCAGGTGTTGTTGCCACAAATCCTTTGTCGACAATCACCTTTCCGGCTACATTGTACTCCTTTTTCGTCCAATTGTCACTACCAAATAGATGATTCATTGCGTTGAAATCAGTACCACGCTTTACCGTGAATGGTTCTTGTACGATGTTCCGGTCGATCATCTTCTGCAATGTGTTTGCATTTTCAATGGATTCCGGTCTTACGCCCTTGTTTCCGTTGCGCAAATAATCATTGATGAATGTGTAATCTGTTCTTGTCCAAGCACCTACGGCCGACAACTCATCTTCCCGGACATCATGCGGAAGTGTTTCGTAATCAAGGGATTGACTGTGGAACCGTTCTTTTGCATTTGTCGGTACTCCAAGACTTTGCTGCAGTCTATCATTTTCCGCTTTTAATTCATCAATTTTCTTGCTGATGCTCTGTGCGTTTTTCTGAGCGGCTTCCATATCAGAGAGAGAAGAACTTGTCAGCATTTTCAGTTCTTCTTCTTTCTTTTGGTTGAATAACTTATCTATCTGCTGCTCGTTGTTATAGATGGTTTCTTTCTTTTGCATAAATGTCGGTTCATCTTTTGCAAGTTTCAGATCCTTTTTGCTTCCACCATCAACAAAAGCCTTTTTCCATTCCGGATATTTCATGTCGGCAGGCACGTAATACGTTTTCCCATCTTCGCCCCGTGCCGCTCGCTTTGTGTCGAGTTCAAATTCATCATCGAAGTACGGAACGGTTGTCGTTCTGCACCACGGATGGAAAGGTGGAGCCGTTACGCCAACTTCATACTCGCTCATTTTGAACACATGGCCGTCAAGTCCTCTGCACTTTTCGGAAGTAATCTTATCAAGCGTAGCGCATATTTCATACAGTTTAACGCCCAAATCGTTGAAGCAATCCTTTGTGGATGCAGATGCGAAAAATGCCGCTTCGGTCATTACTAAAGCACCGGCTCTCCCATTGCTTACACCGAACCGATGCGCAATATAATCCGTTATCTTTCCGGGATTCTGACCTCTGATAATGGCCTGAGTCAGTTCCGTATGGAGTTCACTGACAAGCTGTGTCTTTTGCTTCCATATCCGGGAACTGAAATTGCTACCGTCTGCCGCCCACGGCTTTGATATAACCTTTTCAATCTGCCGTGTGTCAAGTTTCATCAGATCATAACCGATGTTGAACCCTTTCTGCAGTTCAAACGCCGTATGATAATACCCATCGGAATATATCTGCTCCATGAGCCGTGTAACACTGTCCTGCTCATAGCCGTAAAGCATTTCAATGTGATTCTGCATTTGCAGTTTCAAAGCATCAAGCCGAGTGATGTGCCAACGTGCCGAAGCATTTTCAAGCTGTTTTGCCCATTGCCCGGATATGTTGTTTTCCTCACCGTGCTTGATATATTCCTTTACGCTCCACTTGAACTCTTTCAGTTCATCCGCTCGAAGTATCTTCCGTGCTTCCTGCAGCGTAATCTCATTATTGACAGCGAATCGTGCGTACCATTGATTTATTTCCTTCTGTACCTCACGTGCTGCCCTTGTGTAATGGTTTTCGAGTTCGGAGAAGTACGCTGCGCCTTTATTCAGTTGTGCATCTTCAAGCTGTTCAAAACGCTTCGTCCAATACTCTCTATTTCTCATTACTTACACCCTTACAAAACTTGATTTTCGGAATACAAAGGACATATGCGTTCTTCTGTATTCCGTACACTCTCAAATCAACCTTCACTACCTTTATCAGCGTAGGAACAATAAAGATAAAGAGCAGACGGCCTAAAATCGGCATGACAATTTCAGCATTCAATTCCACTCTCATGATTCTGAATCTCTTAATCTTCGTTTTGCTCACCATCTGCATTATCGTCCGACTCCTGCTCCTGCGGAAATGCGTTCTGATACATTTCCATGTTTTCCTCAGATTCTTTTTTGATCTGTTCAAGTTCTGCGTCCACATCATCAATGAACGGAACCTGACTAAGCAGCGTCCGATTGGATATCTTAACGCCTGCGCTTATGAGAGTGTTAAGAATCTCACTCTCATTCATAAGTAAATCACGATTGAATATAAACTCGACCTTTTCCTCGAAAAAGTCACCCTTGCCCGTCAGCGACAAATGAGTGTTTATGAAGAAAAGTAACTCTTCAAGTGCTGCCTGATACTCGGATTCAAGTTCATTTGTATCGATGTCGACATCTTCATACATACTCAACAAATTCATCTGATTCGGTGTACCGGAATTGAGCATCTTTCCGTCATAGCTTTTCGTGTTCTCAATCAATGCGTTTTTCAGTAATTGGAGAATCAGCTGATAGTTGCCTGCATTGACTTCTATTGACAGTGTAGATACACCGCCTTTTGCTCCCTCACCGGTACGGACCTTAACAGCACCGTACTCGGCAAGATTCTGTCTGAACTCGCCCAAGTCCTGCCCGTCAAAGTTCTCGATAACAAGAATCGTGTTCCGGTTATCTTCGAGCATATGATTGTGGAACATACTCATTAACTCGTTGATAGCATCCTGCAGTGATTTCGCCTTACGGATCAGTGGAATCTCGCTGTCATTGTACTTAAATGCAATCAACGGTATTCTATCCCAATTGTACGGCATACCGTTAAGGCTGATATAACTTTCATACTCGCCTGCTTCCGTGTCTGCTGTCAGTTTGTCGTTACTGCCGAGAATGTAACGATATACGCCATCAGGCTTGTAAACCTCGACCTTTTCAACAACTTCTCGCTGACCTTTCACAATCGTTTCAACCGGATATAAACGAACGGCCTTATACAGATCCGTGTGTTCATCATCATTCCAATATGGCTTTATCTCATATCCTGAGAATATCTTGAATTTCAAATTGCTGTTTTCATCGTAATACGGGAACACCCACGCAATACCGTTGTTAAAGGACTTTTTAACCGTGTTTTTCAACCGTCTCTGCATCTTCATGTCAAAGATAGCTTTCAGAAGTTCACTGTATTCCTCATTATCGGTCTTAACCGCCATCGGCTTGCCTAAGAAATAGTTTGCTTTCTTATCAACAGCAATAGCGTACTGATTATCAATATCCTTGCGGTTCGGAAGATTCGTTAACTCGACCTCTTTACCGCCCTTGCCGATTGCCGTGCGCTTCTTATACAAAATATCGTGATGCCCTTCGTAGTACAGCGAACCCTTAATCTGTTCTGCACGTTCCGGTGACATTTTCCACGCAACAATGTCCTTTTCAAGTTCGGTCAGATCATCCGTTGCTTTTACGACATTCGATGTAACGATGCTATTCAGTTTTCTTGCGGCATTCGCCAAGAAATTAAATACTCCCAAGATTTTCACCCCTTATAATTTACTAATAAGCCGATGATCGGACTCGAACCGATAAGCCTGCTGATTACAAATCAGATGCGCTACCCATTGCGCCACATCGGCATTGCGGCTTTTGCCGCAGTCAGCTTTTGTATTATGCGAAGATGAAAGATTCATCCACACGCCGTATTACTTTATTACATACAAGAAACATACAACAGCAGCAAGCGCACACGTTATAACGCTAAAAAAATAACGTGCTACCTCTCTTTTGGTAGTTGCACGTTCAATTATGCTTCCTTGCATATATATGAGGATTCCCAACGGAATCATCATTGCTAATGCAAATATATCACCCATCGTTTTCTCCTTAATCAAAACTGTACGCACTTCCTTGACCTATCTTCTCCGCAATGCCGGTCGTAGCATCTTGCGCATCATCGTGTGCGTTCTTTCCTTCACGTTGGTATTTCTCCATTGATTCAGCGTATTCCGGGAAACGATTTCTCCAATCTTCCGGATAATACACATGATTCATAACCCACGTTGCATTTGATATGATTCTCGCCTTTTTATTCTTGTGTTGCGTGAATGGTCTTACAATTGTCCGGTTACTGTGATGCGTGTCTCGTAAGATACGCTCAACGCTCCGGGCAAATCCTCTACCGCCGTTGTTTGATTCGATGTCAGCGTCATTCACTTTGAAATCAAATAACTGTTTTGCAACAGCAGGCTCGGTAATCTCCATTGATTCCTTCGTGTAAATAATATCAAGCACATACGCTTCATCCGCAAATGTCTGTCCATACACAATGCTGCAGAGGTAATCGTCACCCTCATCCGCAGTATCGGTGTAGTTCTTGATACTTTTGAACAATGGCAATTCCCCTCTGTACGTTTTGAAGCTACTATACAGACGGCCTTTTATATCAATACATTCCTGCTGATAGTTGGCACTGAAAATGTCGGCTCCCATTGTTTTCTTTTTCTGCATAGCCGACTTGTACGACAATATTTCCTCACACAACATCGTGCCATCGTCCTGAACGGCTTTCATGTTGATGTGACGCACTTTCATTCCGATGGATGCGAAATGTTCCAACGCCTTGCCGGCAAGGTCATCCGTTGCCCATCGTGTCATGATGATTATGATTTTGCCGCCCTCTTCCAATCGTGACAGCATCGTATCTGTGAACCACGACCAATGCTGCTCTTTTACATTCGCATTGTTGGCTTCAAGCGAGTTCTTTATCAAGTCATCAATGATAATCAGCGTTGCACCGAAACCGGTTGCTGTTCCGGTCGGTGATGTAGCAAGATAGTTGTTATATCCACCTTCAAGGCTCCATAAGTTCATGGAACCGTCACCACGCTTTATCCGTGTGTCCGGGAATATGTCAGAGTATACAATTCTCTTTTCGTCCGCTTTTACCTCTTGAATGGTATTTCGCACACCCTTCGCAAAAGTGGTTGACAGTGTTTCATTGTAGGAACCTGTCATAACCTTTTGTGTCTTGTCCTTACCGAGAACCCATTCAACAAGGCTTTGCCCGGTCCTTGATTTTCCGTGCCGTGGCGGTTCGTTTATAACGAGAACATCATCATCGGATTCAATAAAATCCTGCATCTCATTGCACTGATCTACAAGATACTTTCTATCCGGCTTGTAAAAGTCCGGTGCTTTCAGATTGCAGTAATACCAAAAATCCCTTCGTGCGAGTTCTATCCTTGCGCCGGTTTTGATTCGTTCATCAATCATCTTCTATCAGCTTCTTTAATTCTTCCGTTGTGAGTCCTGAATACGGATTGTTGTTCAACTGCCCATTCAACTGCACATTGTCAACAAAACCGCCCTGCGACCTCGCAAGATTCTCGCTGCATCGGATTTTATCTTTATCAGCAACCTTCGGATCATCCATCTTTGCTGACCACCATTGCTGAATCTCTGCAACCGTCTTTATCCCCTCGGCTTTTATCTCTTCTTGTTCCGATTTTATCTGTTCCCCAATAATACCCAATAAATATTTTGAATTTCTATCGGCGTATGTCTCGGAATAGCCTGCATCAATCATTGCCTTTTTCATATTGCCACCGTTTGCCTTGTAGTTGACAATCGTCTGCTCTTTTCTCGATAACTTATCAGCCATTCCGTTCACCGCCTTTCCGTAAATTTGCACAATAAAAAACCGCCAAAGCATCACTGCCCGGCGGTTTTACATACTTCATCATCTGTATTATAACACAATACGTTCCTTTTGTGATATACAACTTTTTGCATTTTGTAACAACTTTGCACAGAAAAGTCACAACAGTTGCAATTTGTAACACTTTTTATCATTCCTTTGCTTCGGACTGTAACCATTCAAGCGCTCCGTCTCTGCATGATTTACCAATGCAACAATCTTTTGCAAACGAACAATGTCTACAATCAAGTTCCCTCAATATCCTTGCCAATTCCGCATCATCCATACTGCGGATTCTGTCTGCATTCGTCCGTGGCTTGTATTCCTCGGTAAACTTCCGAATCTCGTCAGTCACAGCTTCGCACGTTCTACTACTGCACCAACCTTTTTGTGTCTTGAGATGTGCAATCAACTGTTCAATAAATTCTTTCATATCTACTCACCTTCTTTCTGATACGGTTCGGGTAACGGCATCCATGCAACTCTGCTTTCATACCACTTTAGGCTTTTTACCCAAACACCATGAAAATAGCACTCAACATCAACAAATCTCTCTTTTGTTCTGCTATCCATATAAGTAACATATACATCTGTTGATTCTTCTTTGTTTGGCAATCTAACCTCACACGGAATCCAACCGCCCTTGTATTCCTCTGCAAGTTGGTTGACAAACTCAATTACATCTTGCAAAGCATTTTTTCTTGCAATTCTTTCATCGTAGTACAAGCTATGCATATACTCTGTTTCTTTGATTTCTTCGTTTATACCGTCAATCAGCTTATCTATAAATTGTTGCATAATCACACCTCACTATCTTGTGGCATTTGAAATACATTTGCTTGCACAAAAGCCTTTTCACATATTATATCCAACACCTTGACTGCCTTTTCTTCGGTGGAGTATCTGCCGATGGAGTGTTGCCAATTCACTTCAACAATTGCTTCACCATTGTTTAACTGAAAAACTCTTATGTTAGAAATTCTATCAAGGTTGTGTAATTCTTTTTTGTTCTGACTTCTGATAATCATTCCGCACCGCCCTTTCTGACAATCTCGATTGCTTTATTTATTTTTATCACTGTGCCTTCGCAACGCTCACCGTCAAAGTATGTTCCCTTTCGTTCTTCCAACTCTGCAACAACCTTTTCCGTATCGTAGGCTGTTGGTTGTTCGTCTACAAGACTTTCAAACTCAATCGGACAACAACCTTCATCAAGCATATATCCATCATATATTTCTCTTAGTCTTTTACATAACGCATCTGCATCAATTAATCTTCCCATCTACTCACCGCCCTTCAATATTGTATCTATGCAAGCGTTCCAACCGTCACGATATATGTTTGTCGGCAAATCTTCTTGTTTCTCCGGAAGTTTTTGCAACGGACACCATTCTGGCTTATAATCTTCGCTTATATCGTTCTGAAACCTACCGTTTACAAAACACCTTGAAGGTGGATAATCGTATAGCTTACAATTGATACAACCACTCGGCATATTCATAACTAATATTGCCTTACTCATTCCTTCTCTCCCTTCATCTGCGCCACTACATCATCAATCAGACTGTGCCATGTGCCATCTTCATGAACGTATAGCGGTATCCATTTTTCACGGTCAGTTCCAAGTGGACGCTCGGCACATATTTTCTTCATTGCTTCCGCAAATTCATCAATCACGTTCGCCCGGAGTTCTGCTTCGGTTGCTCGGTTGTTCCATGCTTCAATTGCTTTATCTCCGCACGAATACAAAGGCAAATGTTCACTATCGTAAAAGCTGTGACTTGCTTCATACCCTATATATTTTATCGGCTTGCCTTTTGCGTGACACTTGTTGCAGATGCAATATGCTTGCATTGTTATTTTCTTAAATCCAATACCGTTATATCCGATAAACCTTCTTTGTTTGTGTGTTACACTAACGCTGTTGCTTCCGCAATAAGGACAGCTTTTCGCATTCTCCGCTTTGTACTTCCACTGTTCAAATTTTACCTCTGCCATCTCTGCTCCTTTCATTCCCAGTCCAAACGCTGACCGCAATTCGGGCAATACTCCCCTGCAACACCTTCATCGTCCTTTGCGTAGGTATGGCAGACCGGGCAACAATAGTTATCATCAACCCGCTTCGGCTCTGCTTTCTCGGTCAGCTCACGGAAACGCTCAATTGTGCCGATTGCTCGGTATGCTTGGACTTCTTCAAGTGCTTGGATTGCTACGCTGTACGCACAATGCTCTGTTCCGTACATGCAATTATCCGTGCAATATCTCTGTACACCTTTTTCGTTGCATATCTGCTTTCTGATTTTCTTAATTGCTTCACTCTCCGTCATGCTCATTCTCCTTTGCATATTCTCCACCGACAATTACACCTCTTACCATTTCTGCA